AACTGCTACAAACGCAAGTACTTCTGTAGGTAATTATACAATTAGAGTAACTAATGAAAGTTATCAAGATAATTGGGCTGCTAATGGTGTAGATGGTTTATATATTTTTGGCTTGCAATTTGAAGCTGGTTCTTATCCAACAAGCTATATCAAATCCAGCGGAAGTGCTACAACTCGTTTAGCAGAAACTGCTACTGGCTCTGGGAGTGCAGCTACCTTTAACGATTCAGAAGGGTGTCTGATGGCAGAGATAAGTGCTTTGGCTAATGATGGAACATTTAGAAGTTTAACAATTTCAGATGGTACAGTTACTAATAGAGTTATGTTCTCATATTTATCTACATCTAATAGTTTAAGAGCTTACATTCGAAACGCAAGTGGAGAAGTATTTTCTTTTACAAGTGGAGTTACAGATTCAACTACAATGGTAAAAACAGCTATTAAATATAAAGAAAACGATTTTCAATTTTGGGTTAATGGGATTAAAGTTGGAACTGATACAAGTGGAACAACCTTCTCTTCTAATACTTTAGACAACCTAATGTTTGACAAAGGAGATGGCGGCGATAAATTCTACGGAAAAACTAAACAAGTACAATACTTTGATACAGCATTAACAGATACACAATTAGAGGAGCTAACATCTTGGGACAGCTTCTCAGATATGGCAGAGGGACAATTATACACAATAGAATAAAAATAATATGGCACAAGCATTAAAATTTGGTAAAGGAGTATGGGCTACGAAAACTGGCTCGTCTATGGCTTATTCAGATACTAACGATAGATACAAGCCTCTACCTTTCAACGTAGAAAGAGATTCAATAGCTACAAGAGTAAACAAAGAGGGTTTAATAGAGGTAGTAGGACACGATAAACTAAGAATAGACTATACAGATACTGATAAAGGAGTAGCGTTGTTAGAGCCACAGAGAACTAATTTAGTTACAAATAGTAATGTTTTTGCTAATTGGACAAAACAAGGAAATATAACTGTAACTGATAATCAAGTAATATCGCCAGATGGTTTGCAAAACGCATCTATTATAGATTTTAGTAATGCAACATCAGCGGATAATGGCATATATAGATTTGCTGGTACTCCTTCTGCATCAGTTTCAAGAACAATATATTTAAAAGGAGCAAATGGTGGGGAAACATTACTAATAAGCGACCCAAATCAAGGTGGTGGCTTAACTGTAACCTTGAGTACTGAATGGCAAAGATTTGATTATACTGGTGGCTCTGTTTCTTTATGTGGAATATGGCTTAAAAATTCAGTAGGCAATGTAATACACGCTTATGGCACACAAATAGAAGTCGGCTCATTTCCTACATCTTACATCCCCACCTCTGGCTCAACAGTCACACGTGCTGCCGACTTAGCTAACAACGCGGGTAATAGCGAGGTGTTTAATGATAGTGAAGGAGTATTGTTTGCTGATGTAAGTGCTTTGGCTAATGATGCAAGTGTAAGGCATATTTCATTATCTGATGGAAGTACAAGCAATAGAATTATAATGGCTTTAGATTCAAATAATCAAATAAGATTTTATTTTCAAGGAACTGGAGGAAATATTTTAAGACAATTTACTGTTGCATCTATTTTATTGCCTACAAAAATTTTAATTAAATATAAATCAAACGATTTTGCATTTTGGGTAAATGGTTTTGAAGTGGAAACAAATACGTCTGCAATTACTTTTAGTGGTTTGAATAATATATCATTTAATAATCCTTATCAAGGTGGAACTTCTCCTTTATACGGCAAGACAAAAGAAATTGGCTACTACGATGAAATTTTGACGGATTCAGAACTGGAGTATCTCACAAGTTATAGGTCATTAAGCGAATTAGTAAAAGAATTAAATTTAAACATATTATAAAATGGCGAATACATTAAAATTTGGCAATAGTGAATGGTATGGCTCAGAAGGGAATATCCTTGCGTACAATGATTTAGGTGGAAACTATAAGCCGTTGCCCTTCTCTTTCAGCAGAGGCAGTTCAGCGACACGAGTTAACCAACAAGGATTAATTGAAACAGTACAAGCTAACAATGCAAGGGTTGACTATTTAGATAATACTAATGGTGCTATGCTTCTTGAACCACAGAGGACTAATTATTTACCTAATAGTGATAACGGAAGTAGTTATACAGTTTTTAGTGCTACAAAAACTTTAAATCAAGTCATATCTTTAGATGGTACTTTAAATTCCTTTACACTTGAAGGTAACGGAGATTATAACCAAGTTATAGGGGAAACTGGTTCTATAACATTACCAAGTGCTGGGGATTATACATTTTCTGTTTTTGCTAAAAAAGGAAATAATAACTTTATATATTTATTTTTTAATCAATTTAATGGTTCTTCAAATGGAGAAGCGTACTTTGATTTAGAAAATGGCACTACTTCAAGTTCTTATGGTAAAATAGAAAACTACGGAAATGGATGGTATAAATGTTCAGTTGTTGCTACTGTTGTAGGTAGTGATTTATCTGGTTGGGTTGGTTTCAGAGTTAGTTATACTTCTTCAAATTTCTTTTTTCCTACTGCAAATGATGCTAATGGGAAAAACGCACATTTTTACGGATTTCAAGTAGAGAAAGGAAGCTACGCTACATCTTACATACCAACACAAGGTACTGCCCAAACGAGGTTGGCTGAATTACAAAGTGCTAATAACATTTTATCTCACACTATATCTATAGGTGCTAATGAAGATTTTGCAATTTATTGCGAAGGTTCTTTTAAGGAATTTGGTGATATGTTATTAGGTGGAGGACAAGTTGGTAGTGATTCAACTAGTAAGTCTTATCTATGGATTGTCAATAGCACTACTCTTAGGATAACTGGTGATGGAGAGGTGTTAATGGCTAGTTGTAGTCCAGAATTATCAACAAATACAAATTATAAAATACTAGTAAAAAGAAATGGTAATGTTATAGATTTTTTTATAAATGGTGTTAAGTTAAATACTACACAAGGTGCACCAAATACTAGTTTTACAATCCGTTCATTGGGTTGGTCTTATTCCTATAGTGTTTATACAACAAGTGGAAAAATTAAAAATATAACGACATATAACACCTCATTAACAGATTCACAAGCAATAGCATTAACACAAGTGTAACAATTACACCTATAATAACAACGAGAGTAAATCTTTACATAAGAAACACAATAAGATAAGAAAATTAAAAAAACTATACAGACAATATAATAACCAATAGTTATAACTAAAAGTAAATATAATATGAAAGTAAGTAAATACGAATTCGATTCACAAGCACAGTTTAAAAGTAAATTTGATGCTTTACACACAGAAGACTCAGAAGGTAATTTAGTACCAGACTTTAGATTCGCTGCTGTTGAGCTTGGACACATAGTCTTAGAGCAAGGAGAGTATGACGAAGAAGGAGAAGAAATTACTGCTCCAGTATTGTCAGAAAACTACCACGTTGATATGGCTTGGTGGGAAGATGGAATAACTACCATAGAAGAAGAAGCTATCTTAGACGAGGATGGAATGGTAATAACTCCAGCAGTTACATCAATAGACCACCCTTACGGATGGAAGTCTTATGCTATAAACTTTGATGAAGGACAAGGTATGCACTCATTTGCTGGTGTAGACTATCAATCACACAAAATGTAATGGTAAGAGCATTAAGATATTTAGCGGACAAATTAGAATCATTTCAATTTATGTGTATCGTAATATGGAATAGGTTCTTAGACAGAATCAAGTTATGAGTATGGAAGATTTTAAATTAGCAACATTTAATTCCATCTCTTTGGTGGTTAGCTTTACGCACGTAGAAAACAGTTTAAAGATTATACTACTTCTTGCTTCTATAGTTTATACATTCCAGAAAATATACGAAGGATATAAAAGAAAGAATAGTAATGAGAAAAATAAATAAAATAATAGTACATTGTACAGCGACACAAGAATGTAAAGAAATCTCTGTTGATACTATAAGAAAATGGCACTTAAAAAGAGGCTGGTCTGATATTGGTTATCACTATGTAATTAGTTTAGATGGTCTTACACAAGTTGGTAGACCTATTGAAAGGTCTGGGGCTCACACGAAGGGAGAGAATTCAGATTCAATTGGTATCACATACGTCGGAGGAGTAGAAGCTGAAAGAGGAGAGAATGGTAAATGGATAGCAAAAGACACAAGAACTGATGAGCAAAAAAGAAGTCTTCTTAATTTACTTACAACTCTTAAGTCTATTTACGGAGATGATGTAACGATACACGGACATAGAGAATTTGCAGCAAAGTCTTGTCCTTGCTTTGATGCCTATGAAGAATACAAAGATATATGAAAAAGATATTAGATTTTTTAAGTGGTAATGTAATCAAAGAAATAGGTGGTATAATAGACAACTTATTTACTAATGATGAAGAACGCTTAGAAGCTAAGAACAAGATAATTCAAGTATTGAAAGAGAAAGAACTTGAGTTACAAAAAATGCAAACCGATATAATTATTGCAGAAGCTAAAGGTAACTGGCTACAAAGAAGCTGGAGACCTATTCTTATGTTAGCTTTTGGATTTATAGTTATTTATGTAAAGTTTATAGCACCTTTGTTTGGCTTTACTATCCCACCTTTAGAGAATGAATTTTGGAATTTACTACAACTAGGTATTGGTGGTTATGTAGTTGGTAGAAGTGCTGAAAAGATATCTAAAAACATTACTATTAATAAGAAATAAATTACTTGTTAATAACTATTTTACTTTTAATTTGTTTTTTTGGCTAGGTTTTGGGAGATTTGAACAATCTTTAAAAACAAAAAACATTATGAGGTATTTAGTTAAGTATAAGTTTTATGGTAAAGAAAAAAAATTATATAAAAATTTTTCTAATGAATCAGAAAGAGACAGATATAAAAAATGGATAAAAGACCAAAAAGGATTTAGTAGTATAAGACTCTATATTAACAAGAGTGAATTGAATGAAGCTGTAATTATACCTAAAAATAAAACAGTAAAAGAAAATTTACAATATAAACTTGTTACTAATAAACACAAGTTAAAATTTAATTATTACGTTTACTGCCTTATACATAAAAACAAAATTATATATATAGGACAATCTACAAATGTAGTAGGAAGAATTAAACAACACATAAACGAAAACACTAAAAACTTTGATAGTTGGAATGTTGTAAAGAAAGTGCCTTATGGTGCAACAGCAGATGAATTACTAGGCTATGAAAAATATTATATAAAGTTATTTAGTCCTAAATATAATATACAACACAATAGTAATGGCGAAAAAGAAGACGTTAAAGTATTGGAAGACTAAAATTGATAAAGTATTTCACGAATACATAAGAAGAAGGGATGCAGATGACCATACTGGTTATTGTAACTGTATAACTTGCCAGAAGCCTATACACTTCACAGAAAGCGATGCTGGACACTTCATTTCAAGAGGTAGATTATCTACACGCTATGACTCTAGAAACGTTTATAGTCAGTGCAGAAAATGTAATAGGTTTGAATATGGTAGACAGTATGAATACTCTTTAGCGTTAGGAGACCAGCTCTCAGAAGAACTACTTATAAAGTCAAGAGAAATATATAAGCTATCAGATGATGAATGGTTAGATATATTTAACGACTATAAAGAAAAACTACAAGAATTAAAAAGTAAGCAAAACTTCTAGTTTGTTAATAACTATTATATAATATATAGTTTTATAAGCCTATGTATTACTTATATTTGTAAAGGAATATATCTTGTTTTTTGTTTAGGCTACTAACTAGCTGAATTAAGCCACTCGTTAAGGGTGGTTTTTTTTATTTTACAGATATGACAAAAAGTATTTTAAAAAAAGTATGTTTATAATTTGTTTATAAGAATTATTTATTTGTATATTTGTTTAAAACAAAAACAATGTATTTAACAGAAAGATTAAAACCAGAACACAAAGCAAAGCTAGAAAACCAAAACTTTCACTATCCGTTAGTAGTAGAAGAAGTAACTCAAGAGCTAGAAACAAAAACTAAAGTAAGTGATTTATCTTATGGGGTTGTAATGAGTTTACACACCTTACTAAGTTATTACAACAGTCCTTACGAGCTATTTAAAGAAGTATAAGATGACATATTCAGAAGACGTAAAAAGAACATCAAGCCCAGATACTATAGACTACTTAAACGCTAGAATAGAAGCGTTAGAAAACAAGGTTAGAGAATTAGAAACAGAAATAAGAATTAATAATTTAAACAAAAAACAATGAACAAAGACAAGCTATTAGAGATGTATAATACTTACGAGTTAAGTAAAGAAGATTTCTTTAAACACCAACACTACACAATTATTACTAGACAAGGAATTGATAAGATTCAAGCTAAAGCTAAGATTCAAATCAACTACGAAGTAATAAGATGTGAGCCAAACTACGCAGTATTTAAAGCTATAGCAAGTAAAGGAGCTGCTAACATAGAAACATTTGGAAGTGCCTTAAAAGGGGACTCATACAAAGAATCAACTACTAACTCTTGGTATGTTGCTGAGATGGCTGAGAAGCGAGCTATGAGCAGAGCAGTTCTTAAGTTAACTGGCTTTTATGAGCTAGGAGTATTTGGAGAAGACGAATCAGAATCATTTAAAAGAAAGTAATAATAACAATTAAAAACAATCAATTATGAGTGCATTAATCAATTTTAGTTTAAACGTAGCAAAGCTACCAAAAGAGAAGTTTATCGCTGGCAAAGATGGAAACGTCTATGTTAACCTTACAATGTCAGTTAATGACGAAACAAGATACGGAAACAATGTAGGGGTTTATGTTAGTCAAACACAAGAAGAAAGAGAGGCTAAGAAAAAGAAAGAGTATCTATCAAATGGTAAAGTTGTTTGGAACAATGGTACTATAGTCAACGCAGAGAAAGAAGAGAAAGTTGTGACTCAAGAAGCTGAGACTTCTGACTTACCATTTTAAACTTAAGGGCGGTGTAATAACCGCCTTTTTTATTACCTTTACAAAAAACAAAACAAAAGATGACAGAAGAAGATACAACTAAAAATATGTTAATGGAGCTTATAGCTGAGGAGTGTACAATAGATACTTCAGAAGTTATTGACTACCCGCCTAGTGCCTTAAGTTTTGGTCATTCTACCATACAAACAAAAGGAGGAGAATTAAAATATCCAATTTCTTTGGGCAGCTATGGCAATCTCTCTGTAGTGACAGCTCCACCAAAATCAAAAAAAAGTTTTTACTGCTCTCTTTTAGCAAGTGTTTATTTAAGTGGTGCTAATAACTTTGGTGGTAAACTTAGAGGTCATAGAGATGGTCGCTGTTTAATTCATATAGACACAGAGATGGGGCATTGGCACGCTGCTAGGAGCTTTAAAAGGATAGAGGATATGAGCAATACAAAAGAAGTTGGCTGCTATAAAACATTTGCTCTTAGGACTGTAGGATATAAAGAGAGGTTAGAGTTTTTAGAATATGTATTAGAACAAAATAAAGGAAAAAACGGTCTTGTTATTCTAGATGGCGTAGCTGATATCGTTGCAGATGTCAATGATTTAATTTCTTGTAATGCAGCAGTTTCAAAACTTATGCAACTATCAACCAAGTTTGACTGTCATATTTTATGTGTAATACACCAGAACTTTGGAAGTTCTAAAATGACTGGTCATTTAGGTTCATTTCTTGAGAAGAAAGCGGAACTAGTTACTTCATTAGAATTAAACACAACTAACAAAGACCTTGTAACAGTAAAATGTATGCGAAGCAGAGGTTATCCATTTGAAACATTTAGCTTTACTATTAATGAATTTGGTCTGCCTTGTATTTGGGCTGACATTTATGACCCTTTAGAGTACTTTGTACCTAGAACATTAACGAAATCAACTTTATGAAAACACTCTTAGAATTAGCATTTGACAAACACAAAGACTGGATTAATATAGTAAGGTCTTTTGGGTGCAACCCTAGTAGTGCAGAAGACATTGTCTCCGAAATGTATATCCAGCTCCATCACGATATTGTGAAGGGGTTGGATTTATCTTTTAATGGAGATATAAACCACTATTATTGTTATAAGGTTTTAAGAGGTATTTATTGCAACATATATAAAAAGGAAGCTAAACAGATTAAAATTTATTTAGAAGACATAGACGAGCTTAAACAAGCAGAGAATCTAGGTATTGATGAAGTAGAGTATGCAGCTCGTAAACAGCAAATAGATTCTATACTAGATAATATGTATTGGTACGACAAAAAGGTATTTGAAATATGTGCTAGTGGTAAATCAGTAGCATCTTTAAGTAGAGATACTGGTATAAGTTATTACTCACTTTATAACACATATACTAACGCTAAAAAATATATAAAAGAAAAGTTATGAGTTTAATAAGAAACACAAAACAGATAAGACAAACAATAGATTTTACTGGAATTGAAAGCGGTAAAATACATCCAACAGACATTGATGTAGTTTTAGAGTTTGATAACGAGGTGTTGATATTAATGGAAGTTAAAAGAAAAGGTAATAAAATACCAATAGGTCAAAGATTAGTATTAGAAAGAATAGCTGACTCTTGGCACACTAACAAGGTCGTTGTTTTATATGTTACGCATAACTTCAAAAATGACGATAAGGACATTCCGTTAAATGAATGTAATGTAGATAGTATTTACATAAATAAAGAATGGAAAGAAGCAAAGAATGAAATAACACTTAGTAATACATTGAAGGGTTTTAGTAAAAAATGGAATATTAAAAAATTTAGATTATGAGATTAGGAGACTTAGTTTATTACATCACTTACTATACTGGAATACGTTGGATGGTAAAGAAGATTTGGGGAGACGATTGTGGCTGCGATGAAAGGCAGAAGAAACTTAATGAATGGTCAGATATAGATATAGAGCTATGACAATAAAAGATAGAGAAGATTGGGTAGACTTTAAAGCTAATTTAACAACAAAGCTAACGCAACCACAATACAAGCTATTATGTACGCTGCACGCACGTTATTACAAACATAAGTATTACGAGCCTTGTAGTTGTAGACCTAAAGAAATAGTAATGTGGATTAAAGATATTGATAACTTATATAATAAATGATGATAAAAGAAATACATAAATGGGAACAGTCCGTAGTAACATTATTAAACCTAGATGGATGGACATTAAATCATACTGGAGAAGGTAGTATGAGTTGGGATGCTGAGGGAAAGACACCATTTCCAAAATCTCAAGACTGTGTTATAGAGATGAAGTTTAGAAATAAATACTATGAAACTAAGATTATAGAAAAGGCTAAGTTTGATAAATTAATAGCAACTGGTAAGATAGCTTTGTATTTTGTAAATGACCCTAAAGGTAATTATATGTTTTGGCTTAATAACCTAAAAGACTTAGAGGTAAAGAATATGTATTGTCCAGACACTACGCTATGGGGCAATAAGAAAGTATCTAAGCCTTGTTATTTACTTAAAGAAAGCGATGCAACTATAATAAATATAAACGAAAAAGATACTGAGCTAGGAATATGGGATAGTTATTTTAAGATGGGAGAATAAAAAAAATAAAAAAAAAGTGTTTATAATTTGTTTATAACGTTTATTATGTTGTATATTGCAATATATTAATAAACAAAAACAATATTATGGCAACAGAAACATTTAACGAAATTAAAGAAATCACAAGTAAGGTTCTTAAAAAATTTAATTGCTCAGAAGATTTATTAGACGATTTAATAAAAATAAATTTAGATACAATAAATAAATGCTAACACAATTAGACGATTTAAACAAAGAGTTAAAAGACATTGATAGGACACTAAGAACAGAAGTTCCTAAGGATTTAAAACAAAAATTACTTAATAGACAAGAAATAATTAGAAGTATAATTTATAACATTTACTAAAACCAAACAAAATGAAAAAGACAAAAACTGGATTACACATTGACGTTAAAGACAAAAGAATTAAAGTTTACACAGAAAAAGAATTACAGAAGATTAGAGAAAGAGAAATGATGAGAGATGATGTCGTTATAGTATTTACTCTTGCTGGATTACTTATCTGTATAGGTGTTATTATAGGGGCTTCTTTATAATGACCTTACTACAAAAACAATCTTATAACCTTTGGTTTAACCACATTGCTGAGAAAGTAATGGAGTGGAGAGATGCTAAACCAGCTAACAAAGAATTAAGAAACTTCGTTAAAGGTATGAGTGAAATAGGACAATACGTTAACCAACTAAATATAGAGAACGATGTTCTACTAAAAAGAGTTAGTATGATTAGAGCTGACAAGAACAAAGCTATAACACAACTACAACAGCAGATAGAAGACCTAAACGAACAATTAAAACAATTTGATATATGAACGAATGGGATGAATACACAAACCAGCCAGACGAACTAACAGAATGTAGAACTTGTGGAACTGAAACTAACGGAGACACTTACTGTTCTAGGTCTTGTTATAACTACGATACAGAATGATACTACTAGTAGATGCAGATAGTTTAATCTTTGCTTCTTGTTATAAGAAACGAGACAAGCCAGAAGATGATAAATACTATAGAGATATAGAAGATGCTCAAGCTAAATTTGACGAGCAGTTTATGAGTATTGTAAACAAGCTAGAGGATATGTACCCAATAGAAAGAGTGGTAACATTTAGTGGCTCAAAAGGAAACTTTAGAAAACTAATCACACCAGTATATAAAGCCAATAGAAAAAAACAAGAGTTACCACCTCTATTAGACGAGATGCACCAATTCGTGAAAGATGAATACGATAGCATTTGGGGTTATGGTATAGAGACAGATGATATGGTCGCTAGATACTGGAAAGGATTGTCTGACGAAGTAGGAAGAGATAATGTTATGATAGTAAGCATAGATAAGGACTATAAGCAGTTCCCTTGTCTTATGTACAACTACCACTACAAACATAAGGAAGTGTTAGATATAAGCGAAGATGAGGCTTTATATAACTTCTACGAGCAAATGATAATAGGAGATACAGCAGACAATGTAAATTACTTTAAGGGTAAGGGTAAAAAGTTTGCAGAGAAATACTTAAAAGAATGTGATACTAAATACCAATATACTAGGAAGATGTTAGAGTTGTTTAAACAAGACTACAAAGGTAAAGGACGTCAGAAGTATTCTGAGTGTTATCACTTACTAAAACTAAGAACTGAATGATAAGATTTGTACACGACCTAGATATAGTTCTAGAGGCAATAGAAAACGAGGACTATAAAGATGCAGTAGCAATGATTAAAGATATAAAAGAAGATTTAAGAATATTAGCATTACTATAAAATAAAATTATGAGAGCAACCTATTTACATTACGAGAACGGAAAAGGCTATGACGTTATAGACTTTATTAAAGATTATGAACTAAACTTCAATAGAGGAAATATAATTAAGTATATTTGTCGAAGCGGTAAGAAAGACGATGAACTTAAAGACCTAGAGAAAGCAGCAGATTACTTAAGACGTGAGATAGAATACCTAAGAGAACAGCAACAACAATGGATAGAGAAGAACAAATAAAATACTACGAAGATATGGAACAAAAAGAACTAGAACACCAAGAAGGTGTAAGAGGAGTAAAAGACGAAGTAAGTGAGCCAATAAGCGATAGACACTTAAACTATTTAAAGAGTGTACTAATAAGTCAATTACTATTAGAATCAAATGATGAGCTGCAAGGAAGTAAAGGCTTTAAACAAAACGTAAAGCACCAAGTAAATAAAACATCAAAGATACTAGAGAAAGAATATCAACAAGGGTTTAATGTAATATACAACAACAACCCAGAGATGTGTACAAACGTGCTAAACAAAATAGACAGCTTAATACATAAAATAAAAACAGCTTCTATAGACGAGCTAGTAATGATAGATGCTTTAATAGACAACTACTTTGAAAACAAAGACGAACTAATAAAAACACAAACAGCAGAATTTAATAAAATAGATTGATATGTATATAAATATAGAATTAAAAGATGCAGAACGTAAAGACTACTATAAATTCCTAATCAATGGAGTTAACTTAGGAGAATGGGAAAGAAGCGAATTAAGATACTTAATAGAAGTAATAGATAATAAGATATGAAAATAGAAACAATAGCAAATACAATTAAAGAACTCACAGACGTAAACATACTAGAACAAAGCAGACGTAGAAGCGTAGTAGAAATGCGAAGCGTAGCAAACAAATATCTAGTAGACGTACTAAGACTTAGATGGTCAGACATAGTTAGGGAGTATGCAGTAAACGGATTCAATACAACACACGCAAGCGTAATACATAGCGTAAACACATACGACCAACACAACTATTATAACTCAGACCTAGACCTTATATATGAAACTCTTATAAATAGCAGTAAGATGAACATAATAAAACGAGTCAATAAAATGACAGCTGAGCAAATAGAAAAAGTAGAAGCTATACTACAAGACTAAAAAAAAGTAAATCTGTTTATATATAAATACAATAAATAGACTATGGCATACAATACAGAAGACTTAAGAAAGGAAAGCATTGAAGTAATAAAAAAACATAACCTAATATTTATAGGCGATATAATGGCTTATACTGGGTTTAGTAAGCGTGCCTTCTATGACCATAAATTGCAAGAATGTAACGATATAAAAAGCGAATTAGCAAAGAATAGAATAAATATGAAGATATCTATGAGAGCTAAATGGTACGCAAGTGATAACGCTACATTGCAAATAGGACTAATGAAACTTATAGCAGACGATGAAGAAGCACATAGGCTAAACGGAACAAAGAGAGAAGTTAAACACGATACAACAGACAAAGAGATAAATATTAAGATACACAGATAATTGGAAGTAAACGTTAATGTAGTATTTGAACATCTCTTAGACAGTCAAACTAAGATAGTAGTGGAGCAAGGTGGAACTAGGTCTGGAAAGACTTACAATATTTTGCTCTATATTATTTTTAACTATTGCCAAGTAAACAAAGGTAAGACTATAACAATATGTAGAAAGACATTCCCAGCAGTACGCTCTTCTGTAATGAGAGACTTTATAGACATACTTAAACAACATAAAAAGTATGATGAGGCTAATCATAATAAGTCTAATAGCGAATACACCTTAGATGGCAACCTAGTAGAGTTTATAAGCGTAGACCAACCACAGAAGATTAGAGGACGTAAGAGAGAGTTTCTTTTTATTAATGAAGCTAATGAACTAGACTACGAGGACTGGCAACAATTAGTCTTTAGAACAACTGAAAAGATAGTAGTCGATTACAACCCTTCAGACGAATACCATTGGTTATACGACAAAGTGCTGTCTAGAGACGATGTAGAGTTTTATAAGACCACATACTTAGACAACAAGTTTTTAGATGATAGCATAGTAAAAGAGATAGAACGCTTAAAAGATACAGACGAACAATACTGGCAGATATACGGACTAGGAGAGAAAGGTGTAAGTAAGGCTACTATATTTAACTATATAGAAGTACCACATATACCACACGATGCTGAACTTATTAGTTATGGAGCAGATGCTGGTTATACAAATGACCCAAGCACTTTAGTTAGTGTGTACAAGAAAGACCACAACTTATACATCAAAGAGCATCTATATAGAACAATGATGACTACAAGAGATTTAAGCGACCATTTCAAACAAGAGGTACAAAGACGAAGCCCTATCTATTTTGATGCAGCAGAGCCTAGACTAATAGACGAGCTAAGACGTATGGGGCATAACATACAACCTAGCTTAAAAGGTAGAGACAGTATCAATGCTGGTATAGACTTACTAAAGAGATTTAAGATACATATAACAAGCGACAGCAATAACGCTATACAAGAGTTTAGGAACTACAAATGGCTAGAGGATAGAAGCGGTAAGCTAACAAATAAGCCAGTAGATAAAAACAATCACATAATAGATGCTGTAAGATATGCTACTTACTCAATAATGAGTAGACCTAACTTTGGAAAATATGCAGTATCTTAATCTGTTGGCTAAAAGTTTTCGTAAAGTTTTCGTAAGTTTTATGTTTATAATTTGTTTATAACTAAAATAATGTCGTATATTTGTAGGGAACAAAAACAACAATACTATGACAACTATTAACAATTACTTTTGGAATCACGAATACAGACACGAAATGAGAGACTTAAAACCATCTGTTAAAATGGAAGTGTATAACGTATTTTTAGAATTTGACCTAAACCCTAGTGATATTTCAGATTTACATTACCAATTAATATGTGAGGTTGTTGGAGATTACACAATACAAGGAGAGGATGTTAATAATAGAAAAGTTAGATTACAGAAATCTTATAAATAAAAAAAAACTAAAAGCATTATTAGATGTAAATTGTTAGAGTATATGAAACAACTAACTGCATCGAGGATGTTTCTTAAAAAGTATAAATATGTATTGGTTGAGTTTATGAGATAACAACCCATTAGTAAGAAATTTAAGATAGGCGATTTAACCCTTGCAGAAATGTAGGGGTTTTTTTGTATCTTATAGTCACTAAAATAAATTAAAAATGTTTATATATTAATATGGAAGTAAAATTAAGCATACCTACAACTCTAAATGAGATTACACTAGGACAGTATCAAGAGTTTGCTAAGTTAGATGTAGCAAAGGAATCAGAAGTACAATCTAAGATGATAGAGATATTCTGTCAAGTACCTAACCAAGTTGTTAGAAATATGAAAGCAACTGATATAGTAGACATCTGTACTATATTAAATAATATGTTTGATACTAACCACCAACTAATAAATAGGTTTAAATTAGGCAAACAAGAATATGGATTTATACCTAGCTTAGAAGATATGAGCTTTGGGGAATACGTTGACCTAGACACTTACATAGGAGACAACAATAACCTACATAGGGCTATGAATGTGTTATACAGACCTATTGACTTTAAGCAAGGGGATAGATACAAGATTAAAGACTATAACCCAGACACAAACGAAGATGCTAAGGACTATCCATTAGATGCAGTATTAGGAGCCATTGTTTTTTTTTACGATTTAGGGAAGGACTTATCGACAGTTATGCTGAACTCTTCGAATCAAGCGAACGAGGAGACCTTAGTGCAGTATCTAACTTCTCTGCCAAATGGGGTTGGTACAATTCAATCTATGGAATCGCTAACGGAGATATTACAAAGTTTGAAAATATCACTAAACTAAATGTTCACGAGTGTTTAACATTCTTAGCATATACAAAAGAGAAAAACGAAATAGAATCAAGGAATATAAAAAGTAAATTCAAATGATAGAAATAGTAAAACATTTATTTGGTACTTGTGGAGAAAGTCACTTGAACCTTGTATCTATATCAATTTTAGTTGTGTTTTTTGTAACAACTTTGAAAACCATTAAAATGACAGAGAATGAGTAATACTGGAATAAGAGGATTTTATTTATTAACTGAAACAATAGAGGCACAGCTTCTAAGTGATGTAAACGTAAATACAGTTACAACTGGAGATATATATGATATTGACTTATCTAAGCAAAGTATATTCCCTTTATCACACATAATAATAAACAATGTAAATGCTGAAGAATCTGTATTAAGGTTTAACATATCAGTATTATCAATGGATGTTGTAGATGAAAGCAAAGAGAAAACAGAGGATATATTTAGAGGCAACAATAACGAGCAAGATATACTTAACACACAATTAGGAGTTTTAAATAAACTAGTAATGGTGTTGCGTAAAGGAGACTTATATAGTAATCAGTATGCTTTAGATGGAGATGCAAGCCTAGAGCCTTTCTATGATAGATTTGAAAACAAAGTAGCTGGATGGACAGCAACTATGGATGTGTTAGTAGCTAACGATATAACTATATGCTAAACAAAGAAACCCAAGACTCTCTTAATGGATTTGCTAAGTATGTTATACAGCAATCTAGAAGTAACTTAACTAAAGGTAAAAAGAATGCTTCTAGTAGTCTATATAAGAGTTTAGGGTATGATGTAGAGCAGACAGCAAAAGGGTTTAGCTTAACCTTTGAAATGGAGGATTATGGAACGTTTCAAGATTTAGGTGTTAAAGGTAAAGTTAAAAGTAACAAAGCACCTAACAGCCCATATAGATTTGGAACTGGAAGCGGTAAAAAGGGAGGGTTAACAAAAAGTATTAACAAGTGGGTAAGACGTAAAGGCATACAGTTCAGAGATAAGAAGAGTGGTAGGTTCTTAAGCTATGATAGCACATCTTACTTAATAAGTAGAAGTATATATCAAACTGGAATAAAAGCTAGTTTGTTTTTTACAAAACCTTTTAGGGCAGCTTTCAAACGCTTACCAGATGAATTATTAGAAGCATACTCAATAGGATTAGAAAAACAGATACAAGTAAACATAAACAAAAAGTAAAATGCAAACTCAAATAAACTTACGAAGCCCTTTTTATGTAAAGGTTAAACAAGATGGCTTAACATCTGTTAGGCTAGATTTACACGTTTATACTGGAGATTTCGTGTCTAATGCAAGTGTGCCAGACAGCACAAAGAGATATCAAATAACTAAAGAGCCAATAGGCACTAATAACTTTGTAGTTTTTGAGGTTAGCGAATTGATAAGAGATTATTTAGAGATAGAGTTTGATGGTCAGTATGTCGGTCAAAATGTTTGGATAAATATAATATATGCAGCAGTTGGAGGAAGTGGAGGCGGTATAGAGCCAGACAATACAAACGGTTTTTGTGGTTTTGATGGCTATGGATATTTTGAAGAGGGTGCTAACCCTATAATTAACGATGCTGCTTTGATTAGTAATAACGTTATTTTAAAGTTAGATGATTCTGCTGTTGTTATACCAGTAAACACTTCTATTGTTTATTCAGTAGCTTTTGTTTTAAATGGTGAAGTTGTTAAATCTATTTCTTTATCAGAAAACGATAAAAGTGCAGAACAAATAGACTATGCTACTAATGGCTATTCTTATGCTGATACATTTCAAGGTAGGGTTATTTTAGCTGGTGGTATTTTTGAAGACAATGTTTGTTTACAAGGATTTGAGGACGAGTTTACACTTATGGACTGTGATAGCATTCATATTAGCTATACTCAAAATGGTGTTAATAAAGTAAAAATTATAGATGTTAAAAACATACAAGAATGTAAATACGACCCTATCAAAGTTACTTTTGTAAATAAGTTTGGAGCTTTACAAGATATAATGTTCTTTAAAAAGTCAATAGAAAAAACAGAGGTTAAAGGGGAGGAGTTTAAATCTTCTGTATTTGACTTAAGCACACTTACATATAAAACATACCAACACCAGCAGACTCAATTTATGGTACAAGGTAACGACAGTATAACAATGAATACTGGATATATGCCAGAAGACTATAACCAAGTCATAGAACAATTAATGTTAAGTGAACAAGTATGGGGTACTTTTATAACAGATACAGAGGTATTGGTTAGACCTTTAGTAGTAAAGACAAAATCATTTACACATAAAACATCATTAAACGACAAGCTAGTAGATTATACTATAGAGTTTGATATGGCTAATAATAAAATAAACAATATTAGATAGGTGCAAAATATAGAACTATATATAGAAGGGCAAAGGATAGATTTGTTTCAAGACGAATCTGTATCGTTAACACAGACAATAAAGAACGCAAGAGATGTTGCTAAGATATTTACTTCGTTTACTCAAACCTTTAATGTACCAGCTAGTAAAACAAATAATAAGATATTTAAGCACTACTATAATTTTGATATAGATGGAGGCTTTGATGCTAGAATAAAGAAAAACGCTACTATAGAGCTAAACACTTATCCTTTTGAGAAAGGTAAAATAAAACTAGAGGGTGTAAAGCTAAAAGAAAACATACCCTATTCTTATAACATAACTTTCTTTGGCAATACAGTAGATTTGAAAGACATTATAGGAGAAGACAAGTTAAACGTATTAACTGACTTAGATAGCCTTAATGAAATATATTCGACAACAGAAGTTAAATCAGCTTTACAAAGAGACCCAACTACTAATGATGTTATAGTGCCTTTAATTACGCACACAGATAGACTGTATTTTGAAACATCTTCTAACTCTGGGGCTGACGGAAACTTATGGTATCAAAGTGGTCATCAGCACGGAGTATTATGGTCTCAATTAAAATACGCTTTAAGAATACGTAAAATAGTAGAAGCTATAGAAAGCCACTACTCAAATATAACATTTTCAAATGACTTTTTTACGTCAACTAATTTGCCATACAACAACCTATTTATGTGGCTGCATAGGAAGAAGGGAGACGTAGGCTTTGGTGCACAACTACCTACTTTTTTTACAACAGTAAATGGCTGGGTTTCAGAATCTGGAGACCTTGCAAGTATGGTTAACACTTCTACTTTTAGAACAAACGTACCTTCTGACTATGACTTAGACAGTATAACATTATCGTTACTTAGGTCTAACTCTATTCCTTATTCACTTACTATTTTAAGAAACGGTGTTCATACTTTTAGTACAGACGTAACAACTCAAAACAAATTTATAACATTGCCAGGACAAGCGTATGTAAACAACTCAGATTATACAGTAGTAATAGAGCATTCAGAACAAATAACTTTTACCAATATAAAGTGGCAAATAACAGCTACTGAGCAAGGTGGCGGAGGACAAACTAATACTTTTGAAACATCAGACCAAGGAGACTTTACAGTAAATGCACAAATTCAGTTTGAGATTACGCAACAGATACCAGAAATTAAAGTTATAGACTTTCTATCTGGTCTATTTAAGATGTTTAATTTAGTAGCTTATGTAAACGAAGCTGGTACTATTGTTGTACAAACGTTAGACGACTTTTATATTGAGGGTACTAATTATGACATAAGCAGTTATTTAGATGTTAATACTAGTAACGTAAACGTAGCATTGCCATACAAAGAAATTGCTTTTGGATATAAAGATACTAATACGTTCTTAGCAGCTGTACACAATCAGTTATTTAATTATGAGTGGGCAAAAGAGGAATATAACGGTAACGAAAATTTAGATGGAGGTATTTATAAAGTAGAGTTACCTTATGCACATTTTAAATTTGAGAGACTTTTAGACTTAGACGATTCAAGTAATACAGATATTCAATGGGGTTATTGTGTTGACGATAATGAGGAATCTTATATAGGAGAACCATTTTTGTTTTATCCTATAAGACAAACTAGTGCTACTCAAATATCATTTAGAGATGGACTTACAACACATTCTCCTATAACAACATATATAGTGCCTAGTAATTCCTTAGCGTTAGACGATGCAACTAGCAAGGATAATATAAACTTTAACAATGAAATTAATGAGTATGATGCAGATGGAGATTTCTCACGCACTCTATTTCAAAAGTATTATTCAAACTATATAACAAGCATATTTAATAGTAAAAACAGACTAACTAAAGTTACTGCTTATTTGCCTTTAAAGATATTGTTAAACTACAATTTAGCAGATAGGTTTGATATTAATGGACGTAGATATAAAATAAACTCAATTAAGACTAACCTAAAGACTGGCAAAAGCGATATAGAATTATTAAATGATTTAACAGTTTACTATAACACTATTGAAGTTACTTATAATTCAGCTAATGTAACTTTATATTATAAATCATATATAGGTGCAGTTAGAAACCTAGTAGTCGGAGATGTAATGTATGCAAATGAAACATTTACAGCGTTTCCATCAACTGGCACATATACTCAAGTAGGGATTACGAATGATGAAACTAAATTTTGCGATACTGGGTCTCAAATGGTTATGGTTATAAGTCCTAACGGAGTAACAACAATTATGTCTTGTGTCGCAGTACCATAAAAAAAAATTATGATAAAATTAATAATAGAAGGATTAAAATACGCAAACGGAGAGACTGATTTAATCCGTATAGCACAAGGCAAACATAAACTACCTACAACATTAAAAGAAGGATACAAAGCACTTAAACAAGAAATAAAATGGCTAAGATAGTAAAGACAATAGTAATAAAGGGGGATACTAGTGATGTAGACAAGAAGTTAAAAGGTCTTGACCAACAAGTAGATAAAACTTCAAAAACTGCAAAAAAAACTGGTAAAGGGTTAAGCGGTGCTTTTTCTGGTATGGGTGCATCCATTAAGGCTGCTATACCATCACTTCAAGCACTTAAGGCAGCTATCATATCTACTGGTATTGGTGCTCTTGTTGTTGGCATAGGGGCTCTCGGAACAGTATTAAAAAAAGCTAACAAAATAGGGGCAGACTTTTCTAAAGGATTAAGTACACTTAGAGCTGTTACTGGTAATACTGCTGATGAATTAAAGGTACTTGGGATTCAAGCTAAACAATTAGGTGCGACTACACAGTTTACTGCTATCGAGGTTGTGGGATTACAGACTGAGTTAGCTAAGTTAGGTTTTACTATTGAAGACATTAAGAATTCTACTCCAGCTATATTAGACTTAGCTGCATCTTTAGAAATTGACTTAGCTAGTGCTGCTGAATTCGCTGGTTCTGTCGTTCGGTCATTTGGTTTGACTACTGCTGAAACGCAAAGGGTTGTAGATGTAATGGCTAAAAGTACCTCTAGCTCTGCATTAAATTTTGAAGCATTAAAAGAGAGTTTAAAAGTAGTTGCACCAGTAGCAAGAGCAACTGGGGTAAGCATTGAGCAAACAGCAGCTTATCTTGGAGTATTAGCAAATAATGGTTTAAAGGGTAGTGTAGCTGGAACTGGTTTGGCAAAGTCATTTATTGAGTTAAATAAAAAAGGCATTGACATTAACGATGCTTTTGAAAAAGTTGTTAATTCATCAAACGGACTTGGAACAGCTATTGAATTAGTTGGTGTTGTAGGTGCTAAATCATTTTTATCATTAGCTGAAGGAACTAAAGACATTGAAGATTTAAAAGTAGCATTTGAAGATGCGGGAGGTGCTGCTAAAGCAATGGCAGAGATTCGACTTGATAACCTTGAAGGAGATACAACAAAACTATCTTCTGCTTGGGATGGTTTCTTGTTAAACATAGAGGATGGAGAAGGAATTTTAAATAAACTATCTAGAGGGGCAATTCAAAACCTTACTAAATCTATATCTAGATTAACTGATGTTACTGAATTTGCTGGGTTTACATTAGATTATTATTTTGGCGATTCTGATAACGCAGCAGAGCAAGAAGCTGGCTTATCAAAGAGAGCTGCTAACGTTGGTTTGTTTGTTGGTAAAATGCAAAAAGAATTCTCTACGTTTAAACTGTTCTTGGCAGATATACCAATTATTGGTCGTAGTATTGATGTTGATAAAGCTGAAGAAGAATTAGCTCAAGCTGTCTTAATGGTAAATTTTGCAAATAAAAAACTGAAAGAGATTTCTAAGCTAGAGGAAGAAGGAGCTAAAAAAGGAGCTTTTTGGCAAGAATGGAAAAATAGGAAAATTATAAAAGCCGAAGAAGAATTACAAAAAGTAATAGACGGATTAAATGAAGAGAAGAAAATAAAAATAGATGAGGAAACTGAAGAACAAAAAGAAGCAAGGTTAAAAGCTGAAGAAAAACTAGCTAAAGAAATTAAAAAAGCACAAGACCAAGAACTTAAAAATAAATTAAATTTATTACAACAGATAGAAGATGCAGAAAATGAGTTCTTTAACAGAAGCCTAACTAAACAAGAGTTAGAGATTCAAGCAATAAATGACAAGTACTTCAACCTTATAGAGCAAGCTAAAAAATACGGAGAAGATACAAGTATTTTAGAAAAAGCTCAAGGTGCTGAATTGTTATCAATTAAAGACGCTAATACAAAAGCTAGTATTGAGTTAGCCGAAAAAGAAGCTGAAGCTAAAAGGCAAAACTTAGCAAAAGTAGGTAATGCTTTAGGTTCATTCGCTCAATTAGCTGGTAAAGAAACTGCTGCTGGTAAGGCTTTAGCTATTTCACAAGCCTTGATAAGCACATATCAATCTGCTCAATCTAGTTACGCATCTTTAGCACCTATTCCTATTGTTGGGCCAGCATTAGGTATTGCGGCTGCTGGTGCAGCGGTTGCTGGAGGTTTAAAGCAAATACAATCTATAAAAAGTGTAAAAGTTCCTAATAGTGGTGGAGGCGGTAGTGCTTCTGTTGGTGGTGGTGTTGGAGCTGCTCCATCTCCTCCAGCTTTTAATGTTGTAGGTGCTAGTAATTCTAATCAATTAGCTGAGGCAATAGGAGGACAATCACAACAACCTATACAAACTTATGTAGTCTCTAACGATGTAACAACAGCACAGAGTTTACAAAACAATATAGTTGAAGGTGCTACATTAGGATAAATACAAAATAAATAAAAAACATTTATATATTATTATGAGAATAGTTGAACTAATATTAGACGAGGAAAGCGAATTAGGAATAGAGGCTATTAGTGTAGTCGAGTCTCCAGCTATAGAAGAAGATTTTGTAGCTCTTAAATCACAAGAGTTTAAACTAGCAGAAGTTGACAAAGAACGTAGAATACTTATGGGTGCTTTATTGATACCTAACAAGCCTATTTATAGACGAAACGGAGAGGACGAGTATTACATATACTTTTCAAAAGATACTGTCTTAAAAGCCTCTCAAATGTATTTAATGAATAGCAAACAAAACAACGCTACATTAGAACACCAATACGAAGTGAATGGACTTAGTTTAGTAGAGTCTTGGATTGTTGAAGATAAGGTACACGACAAGAGTGTTAAGTATGGTATGGATTTACCTTTAGGCTCTTGGGTTGGCTCGGTAAAAGTAAACAACGATAAAATTTGGAACGAATTTGTAAAGACTGGTAAGGTAAAGGGGTTTAGTATAGAGGGCTACTTCGCAGATAAGATGGAAAGACCTAAAGAGTCTATAGACGAAGAGCTAGCAGCTATTGAGGAAGCTGAAGCAGAATACTTACTAAAAGAAATAAAAGCTATTATTAAAAATGATAAGCGAGTAAAAGGTGGTAAGAAAATGGTTTTAGAAACTTATTCAGATTATCCACAATCAGTAAGTAACAACGCAAAGAGAGGTTTAAAACTTAATGAGGCTGTAAACAACAAGTGTGCTACACAAGTAGGGAAAGTAAGAGCACAACAATTAGCACAAGGGAAACCAGTATCTAAAGAGACCATAAAAAGAATGTTTTCTTATTTGTCTAGAGCAGAAACATATTATAACCCAAAAGATACAGAGGCTTGTGGAACTATATCATATTTATTATGGGGTGGTAAGTCCGCTATGTCTTGGGCTGAATCTAAATTAAAACAATTAGAGAATGAATAAACTACTAAAATATTTCACACCAAGTAAGACAAGTCCAAAGGGTGGACGTAAGGGGTGCTTATGTAAGGATAGAGATGTTTATTCTATAAAGTGCTGTAAAGGCGATATAATGAATCAAGGTATAGGAAAAACTAGTGCTTGAAAATGCAAATTAAATTAAACTAAATTATATATTAATATGAAGTCAAACAATGTGATTGAAAAAATCAAAGACGTTCTTAATCTTAACGAGGAAGTTAAGTTAGAGCAAATGAAACTAGACAACGGAACTATTATAGAAGCTGACAGCTTTGAAGGTGGTAAAGAAGTCTTTATCGTTACTGAGGATTCAGATGAAAAAGTTGCCTTACCTATTGGAGAGTATGCTCTTGAAGATGGAACTATTCTAGTTATAGAAGAAGAAGGAATTATTTCTGAAATCAAATCTGAGGAATCTGAAGAAGAAGTAGAAGAAGAAGTAGAAGCTCAAGTAGAGGTTGAGGCTAACGAAGAAGAAATGTCTTACGCTACTAAAGAAGAACTAGCAGAAGTAAAAGAAATGATTGAGGAAATCAAAGCTATGCTAGAGCCTAAAGAAGAAATGAGTGCTGAAGATATAGGTAACCTTATGACTGAAGAACTTGCTAAGCACGAAAAAGTAGAGCTTAACGAAGTACCAGAAGAAGTACAAGCTGAATTAAATGAGCCAAGTGCTGAGCCTATCGTTTCAAACCCAGAGTCTTTCAAAACACTATCTAAATTTAGAATAGGTTCAAACAGAAAGCCTAACACAATGGATAGAGTAATATCAAATTTAAATAAATAATAACAACTAAAAATTAAATAAAATGAGTTTAGTAATCACTAACAGTACCTATGCTGGAGAATTTGCTGGAAAATACATCGCTGCTGCGTTACTTTCTGGAGACACACTAGCAAACAATGAAATTACAATCTTGCCTAACGTAAGATACAAATCAGTTCTACAAAAAGCATCAACTGACGATATCGTTAAAGATGCATCTTGTGACTTTGCAACAAATCAAGGAACTTTAACTTTAACAGAAAAAGTTCTTTTAGCTGAGGAGTTTCAAGTAAACCTACAAATCTGTAAGAAAGAGCTACACCAGTCTTGGCAAGCACTAGAGATGGGATTCTCTGCTTTTGCTGATGCACCAGCATCTTTCTCTGATTTTGTTTTAGCTCACGTTTCTGCTAAAGTAGCTGATAGAATTGAAAAAAACATCTGGTCTGGAGCTAACGCTACATCTGGTCAGTTTGATGGATTAGCTGTATTACTTGCTGCTGATGGAGATTTACCAGCTGGACAAGAAATTGCTGCTGTTGGTGGTGGTATCTTAGCATCTAATGTTATTGCTGAGCTTGGAAAAGTTGTAGATGCAATTCCTACTGCTGTTTACGGAAAAGAAGATTTACGTCTTTATGTTTCTTCTAATGTAGCTCGTGCTTACACTAGAGCTTTAGGAGGATTTGCTGCTGCTGGAGATAACGCTGGTTACGATAGCAAAGGGACAAACCAAGTATTAGGAGGTTTATTCTTTGATGGTGTTCAGATTGTAGTATCAAAAGGAATGAGTGATAACACTATGATTGCTGCTGAAAAATCTAACTTATTCTTTGGAACTGGCTTATTGTCAGACCAAAACGAAGTAAGAGTAATTGATATGGGAGATACTGATGGTTCTCAAAATATCCGAGTAATTATGAGATTTACTGCTGGTGTACAATATGCACAAGTATCTGATATCGTACTTTACGCTTAATTAAATTAATAATCATTAGGAAGGGGTGGGTAAAACACCTACCCTTTTTTATTTAAAAAAACTATAACTTATGGCTTGTTCATTAACAACTGGTAGAAAAGTACCTTGCAAAAGTGCAGTAGGTGGTATAAAAACCATTTATTTCGCTGACTTTGGTACTTTAGGAGATGCTACCATCGCTTCTGGAGAGATTACAGCTTTTTCTGGCTCTCCTTCTTGGTTTCAATTTGATGTAAAAGGTAACTCATCAATGGAAACCGCTATTTCTTCAAGTAGAGAGAATGGGACGACGTTCTACGATACTACATTGAATATGACTTTGACTTTACAAGACAAAGCAACACAAGAAGAATTAAAATTAATTGCTCACGCTAGACCACACGTTTGCGTAGAAGATTACAACGGAAACTATTTCGTAGTAGGTCTTGAGAACGGAGGAGATGTAAATGGTGGTACTATTACAACTGGAGCTGCAATGGGAGACTTGACTGGTTACACTTTAACTGTAAACGCTCAAGAAACTGCACCGCCTTACTTTGCAACACCATCTGTAATTACTGCTGATGCTTCTGCTGTACAAATTGACCCAACTTCATAAGGATTGATTTGATTGTTTAAAAGGGGTTATCTTAACGGATAGCCCTTTTTTTATGCCTATACTATACAAAATATTTTAATTTTCTTTATATATTAATATGAAGTTAATACAGACAAACGGAAACAAGACTTTTAAAGTTATCCCTAGACAATTTATTGTAGGTGCTTTAACTCTAAAGTTAAGAAGTGAAAGTACGAATACTGTTGTTTCTGTTGACACTACATCTACTATTGATGGGAATTATTTATCTTTTGCGGCTGTTTTTGGAACGCTTATAGAGAATGATTTTTTTACTTTAGAGGTTTTAAACGGTAGTGATACTATATACAAGGATAAAGTTTTTTGCACTAATCAAACTATTAACCAATCTAGCAACGATTATTACACAATAAACAAAGATAAGTTTGTTAGTGAGGATAGCTTTGACAATGATTTTATAATAATATAATATGAACGATTTAAGAATAGTAAATTTAAGCACCTACACAACTCCAGATATTGTTGAATCTGGTAATAAGGAATGGGTTTCTTATGGTGCAGATAACAATTACTTTAAATATCTTATAGACCGATATAATGGTAGCCCAACAAATAACGCTATTATTAACGGAGTTAGTGAGATGATTTACGGAAGGGGATTAGATGCTTTAGATTCAAGTAAGAAGCCAGACCAATACGCTAAAATGATTTCTTTATTTCATAAGGACTGCGTAAGAAAGTTGTGTTATGACTTAAAACTTATGGGGCAATGTTCAATGCAAGTTATATATTCTAAAGATAGAAAAACAGTAGCAAGAGTTGAGCATATACCAGTAGAGAATCTAAGAGCTGAGAAGTGTAACGAAAAAGGAGAGATAGAGGCTTATTACTATTCTGATAATTGGTCTAAAGTTAAAAACGTAGATAGTACTGTAAGAATACCAGCTTTTGGATGTAGCAAAGAAAACATAGAGATAATGTACGTTAAGCCTTACAGAGCTGGATACAAATACTATTCTAGTCCAGACTATGCTGGAGGATTACAATACGCAGAGCTAGAACAAGAGATATCTAATTACCACCTAACAAACATCCTTAATGGATTAGCACCATCAATGTTAATTAACTTTAACAATGGTACACCTAATGCAGAGGAACGTCAAATGTTAGAGAATAGAATATACGAGAAGTTTTCTGGTAGCTCTAATGCTGGTAAATTTATACTAGCTTTTAATGACAACCCAGAAAGTGCTGCTACTATAGAGCCTATACAGTTAAGTGATGCACACAACCAGTACCAGTTCTTAAGTGATGAATCATCTAAGAAAGTAATGGTGTCTCATAGAGTTGTATCTCCTATGTTATTAGGAATTAAAGATAACTCTGGCTTAGGTAATAATGCAGAAGAATTAAAGACAGCTAGTACACTTATGGATAATATGGTTATTAGACCGTTTCAGACACTTTTAATAGACTCGTTTGACTCAATACTAGCATATAACCAGATATCGCTTAAATTGTACTTTAAAACGCTTCAGCCGCTTGAGTTTACAGACTTAACAAACGTAGAAGACGAAGAAACAAAAGAAGAAGAAACTGGGGTTAAATTAAGTCAAGATTTACCAGACGAGTTAGGTAGCGATATAGCAGATTCATTAATAGACTTAGGGCAAAGCGAAGAGGAACTACTAGAGGAGTATGACTTAGTAGATGAAAGCGAAGTAGATTATGAGTTAGATGATGAGTTAGATGGGGTTATTACAGACTTAAATACAGAAGACGAAACTGTATTATCTAAGATATGGAACTTTGTTAGTACTGGAGTAGCTAGACCTAATTCTAAAAGCAAGCAAGATGGCACTAGTAGACAAGATAGTCAAAAAGGTGTAGAGTTTTTAGTGCGTTATAGTTATTCGCCACAAAGAACTAAAGATACAAGCAGACAGTTTTGTTCTAAAATGGTAGATGCTGGGAAGGTATATAGAAAAGAGGACATTCAAGCAATGACAAAAAAAGCGGTAAATGCTGGATTTGGAAAAGGAGGCTCTGATACCTATTCTATATGGCTTTGGAAAGGCGGTGCTAGGTGTAACCATAAGTGGTTTAGAAAGACTTACCAAGTAAAGAACGGAAAGAAAAGCGAGATAACAAGCGGACAAGCTAAGAGCAAAGGTTTTAAAGCTCCTAAGAACGCACAGAAAGTACCAGTAGCTCCGAAGGATATGAAGTATAAAGGATATACTGCTGAATATTGGAACAAAATGAAATTCAAAAACTAAGATGGCAACAGCATTATTTATAAAAAGAGAGGACTTAGTAAGGAACAGTATCATTGATGGAAATGTTGATTATGACAAAATAATTCAATTTGTTAAAGTTGCACAAGAAATTGATATACAGAATTTACTAGGAACTGATTTATACAACCGTATTAGTGCGGATATTATAGCTGGTAATTTAAGTGGGGATTATTTGTCTTTAGTAAATACTTATATCCAGCCTACGCTTATTTGGTTTGCACAAATGAATTACATTCCTTTTAGTGCTTATACTATTGCAAAAGGAGGGGTATATAAACATCAAGCAGAGAACTCTCAGTCAGTAGACAAAAACGAAGTAGATTATTTAGTAGCTAAAGCTAGAGAGTATGCTAATTACTATTCAACTAGATTAGTGGATTATCTATGTTTTAATAGTTCATTGTTTCCAGAATACACTAGCAATACAGATAACGATATAAGCCCAGATTCAGACACTACGTTTAACGGATGGGTTTTATGAAGTATAAAGTAAAAGAAGTAAACGTAAAGCGTTTAAAGAGCTATATACAGCTAAAAGAGAAAGAAGAAAAAACTGATATAAAACAAAAAGATGGGATACGGAGAAATATATAACACAACTTGGTGGGGTAATGCAATAGAGACAGCATCATCAATAGGAACTAAACCAGATTTCGTTAGTGGACAGTTTACAATGGATGTAAGGTCTGGTGGAGTAGAAGCAGTAAAATGTTTAGCAGACTGGACACACACAACTGCATTAAAAGACTTAAATAATTAAACAATGGCAAAACCAAATTTAGCATTAATACCAGCAGCACAAGGCACTAAGTTATACTCTGTATTACCGAGTGATGGTAGCGGAGACTTTGACTATACAAGAGGAAGCTCTGCGACACGCATAAACGCACAAGGACTTATAGAGTCAGTTGCAAACACTTCGTCACGATTAAACTATCCTTTACTTGATGGTAAGGTAGTAGGGTGTCCACATCATCTTTTAGAGCCACAGAGGACTAACCTACTTACTCATTCAGAGGATTTTAGTGGTTATTCATCAACTAATTTAAACATAATAAGTAATCAAAATATATCTCCAAGCGGTGTTTTAAACGGAACTTTTTTAAGACCAACAACAACTAATGGTGGGCATCAAATATATAAAAATACTTCTTTAACTGCTGGAACTAATACATTATCTGTTTTTATAAAAGCTGGAAATTATAGTAAATTTAGATTATATTTTTATGATGGAACTACTGCACACGAAGTTTACGGAGATTCTTTAAATGGTACTATTCATTCAACTAATTCAACAGTAAAAGTTGAAAGTTATGGTAATGATTGGTATAGGTACTCTGTAACT